TCTCAAAATTTCACTGGATCGACCAAGATTAAATCCACCCTCAGCACCAATTCTGGATTCAGGTACACTTAATGATCTGTATAGTTTCTTTTGGAAATAAGCAACATCACTGAGTTCTCCAAGGTTCTGTCCTCCAGGCAGCGTAGTAATTTCAGTACCACGTCCACCCTCTCTACGAGGCAACCAGAAATCTTCAAGCATACTCATATGCTTACGATCATCACGAACCTCTCCAGTCGATGCATCATAAACCAACTTATTACGATAGCGGTTCATTACATCTTTTAGATATTGTTCCGCTTTTATTTTAGGAAGATTGCCAACATCAATATAGAAAATTCTACGCTCTGGAGCTCTAGATAATCTATAGATGACAAGAGAATCTTCAATCATTCTAAGTTGATTGAGAGACTTAATTGCTTTGTGTAGATATGAAAGAACTACTCCCTTATTTCTATCTACAAGACCAGACGTGCAATATGTGATTGAATCTTTAGAAAATTTAATTCCCTTTGTTCCAGAATATCTATCACCCATTCCACCAGCATAGGTTGGTCTTGGCATAAACATGAAGTATTCTTCAATTTCAGGAAACTGAACTACTTCTTTTTGAGCAATTCCGTTTGGATTCCTAAAAACGGCATTACCATTATTATCTTGCTTAGATTTTTTTTCTTCACGAACATACCTCATCTTAAGAGGATCAATATATCTTAGTTCTTGAATGCCTTCTTCAGGTTTTTTAATATCAATTACTTTATGATAATAAAGTCTTCCATCAACATACCAATTTCTAAAAATTTCATGTGATTTAGCATCAAAGTTCATTAAGTCTTTGATTACTTTAAATTCTTCTCTAATTCTTTTCTTAATACCATCGCTAGCTGGAAGGTTATCAAGATTGATAGTAACAGGAGTGTCATTGAGATCACTGACAATGGCTTCATTTACAACATCTTCAATCGCAGTATCTGCTTCTGGATGAAGCGCCATTTCACGATATCTTTTTACTAATTCAAACTCTGATTTATATACACCTTCTAAATCCAAATATTGACCATAAAAATTGCTAGCAATATAATGATCAACCCCATCCTCGTTATTCACGGGGACAGGGGACACTATACTTTTAGATTTTTTTTCGTTATCTTCAATAGAGAATCCAAAAAGTCTCGCCATTTTATAAAATTTGCTGTCTTACTAAGATTATTTAGCGATCTTAGTTAATGTCTCCAGCGCCACCACCTGCATTATCAGCAGCTGCTGTCCAGAATAGAACTTGTAGTTCGACAGTAAATTCTTCTAGAGTATCAGAGGAATCATATGATAGATCGATCTGAGAAATGTTTGTTGGGAAAACATCATGGAACTTGTACTTTCTAAGTACACTTCCATCTCTATCTAGTTGATATACGAAAGCGTCAGCTTGGTAATCAGAAGGATTGACTGCACCAGTCGCATCAGTGACACGATTGATCGAATTCATCCATCTTTCAAATGCTCCTCTGATTCCAAAATCAGTATCATTGAGAACAGTGATTGTCCAGGTATCAAAGGTTCTGTCTCCAGCAACTTTGAGTAGACGACCACGGAAAGCAACATCAATAGGAGCAATATTTGATGCAGGCAGCGCAGCTGCCTTTACCATAAATCTTGCTTCATTGACGACATTGTTGCTAATACTCAAATCTCCAGGGAATGCGAGTACAACTTCAAATAAATTGGGTCGGGCCCCGCCGCCCTGCAATTTATTCTTGAAATCGGAAATAGTCCTTAATGCGGGAGGATTTTGTTGATTTTTTGATGCCATTTTGGTTTAGACCCCTAATTAAACGTTTCCGATGACTTCATCAAATGACACACCAGTTCGTGTTGCCACGAAGGTGAGTCCAACGAAGTTGATTGAGCGTGCTGGTTTGACGAACACATCAGCAACGAATTCATTACGATCAATTACAGCAGAAGTGTTGTTGCTTTCGTCACATACAACAACGAAATCTTGGATTCCACGATTGGATTGAACTTCTCTTAGGAAAGGTTCAACAGAGTTAACAAAACTAGTTCTGGTAATCTCATCGTTGAATTCAAAGAGTTGATCTCTTGCTACAGCGGAGATTGCTTTTTCTAGGAAGATAAACAATCTACGAACGTTGATTCTATCGAAAGCAGAAGCTTTAGAGAATCCAGTCTTATCTCCGAATAGAACAATACCAGAACCAGGAATAAAGGTTATGGGATTAATTCTATTGCTGTAGAGACGATCTCTCTGAGCCTTACCTGGATTATAAGGAAGTTTGACAGCGTTTAGGATAGCTCCTCTTTCTGTTCCTGCGGGTGAGAACCAAGGGAAATCATTGATATCAGTTCTTGCACAAGTTCCAGCAGTATCTCCATTTAGTGGGATATAACGGAATTTGTCAGAGAATCTGTCATACATGTACTTATAACCACTATCAAACACTGCAAATGAGGATGAAGTGATTGGTGTAAAGTGACCAATTACGTTATCGGTAATTGTATCAACAGGTCTTACAACTGCTTCAGTTGCACTATCATTGAATAGGGCAGCTCTGTGTGGTGATAGGAATGCAACAGCATCCTTTCTCTTCTCTGCAACTTCGATGACTTTTAGACCAATTGCCTGAGATTGTTCTTTAGTGTAGTTTCCAGATCCTTGAAGGATGAAGTCTACAGTGTACTCATCAGGGTTGCTTAGAATGTCATATCCAGCAGCAATACTTGAGATATCTGCTGCAAGTGAATTTGTGGTTGATAGACCACTTGTTCCGTTATAGTTTAGACCACCTGCTAGGGTGGCAGTGGAGTTACCATATCCAGCAAAGGAAACACCAGAAGTGGATTGATCCCATGCAATGTCTGTTACTGCAGTAAATCCTTGCCCAGTTGCAAGTTTAAAGTCACTTGCTACAGCTCCATCAGGTTGTCCACCAGCGAAGAAGTAACCAGAACCACTAGCAACATATGATCTATAGTAAGATGCGGATCCGCTTTCAAACTGAGCATCACTTGCTTTAGATAGGTTGAGATGCTTCTCAAGAATAGTTCCAGGATTACCTGATTGTGATCCATCGTCGTCAATGACAACTAGATGAAGTTCATCAAATCTAGAATTTCTACTTTCAGCATATTCTGAAGTTCCTGGACGATCAGAAATTTGATTCCAGAAAATTTCTCCACCAGTATAACTAATCTTTTGCTGATCAAACCAATCAGAAGATGAATTAGATCTAACAGAACGTGCTACTGTTACTCCAGTACCAACAGGAAGAGTTCCACTAGCGGGACGAGCGACACTTGTACTAAATCCAGCAAAAGAACTAATTGTTACGGCAGTTGTTCCAACTCCAGTAACTGTTAGACCATATCCAAGGTGAGGAATAGAAAGAATATCACTTGCAACAATATCTGATGTTGTTGGATTGATTGCAAGGGGAATAGAAGTAACTCCAGTTGAAAGACCAACTGATGCTAATGTTGAGGAAATTTCATTGCCACCAGTTACACCTTCACCAGAAGAATTAATAATTCTTACATTACCAGTGAATCTATAAATTCCGTTTTCTTGATAATCGACTTGTGTTGTTACTCCAGCAGCACTCTCATGCTGAACAAATTTAACATCAACAAAGTCTGCGCCTACTTTAGTTACAATTCCTTTAAATGAACCATCCAACACAGAAGTTGATCCAGCTCCAGGAACAACAGTTCCAGCAGGGACAACTTGACTTACGCCCATGCCAACTGTAATGCCAGTTAGTGCGATTCCACTAAGTCTTTGGTCAGCTGCTGAGTCAATAATTGCAACTTTTAAACCATTACCCCATGATCCAGGATTTCTAGATGCGAAAGTAATTCCAGGAATAATATTATCTTCGTAACCTAGATCATTATAATGATCTAAACTTTTAATTTTTGGTGCAGTACCAGATCCGAAGAAAGAGTTCTTCATATCTGCGTCATCTACTCTGATGACCCTTAGTGATCCGCCATATGCGAGATATGAAGATGCGACCATCCAGTTTTCATAATGCCTGTCAGCATCATATGATTTGCCAAAGTTAGCTAGCAAATCGGATTCATTCTGGATTAGGGTTGGAACTTCTACTGGTCCTTGTGCAAAAGGTGCTGCAAGAGCAGCAACTTTATCAGATACGGGATCTACTCTTCCTAAAGTAAGATCTACCTCTCTTACAACAATACCAGGAGATGCTAAATTTAGCGCCATTGATGTCTCCTTTTGGTGTCCGATATTAATCTAAAGTTATTTATTAAAAAGTACCTCTATCATGGGGAAACAATGCATGAACATACTACCAGTCTGGATATTCGTTTTTTGAAAGTTTGTTTTTATTTCGAGATTTTTGAATTCTTTTTATAGTGCATTCTTTACATTCATATGAATATGCCGATGGAAAAGATCCTCTATCTTTTCTAGTAAGATAAAAATCAGTTAATAAATTTTTTGTTTGGTAGCAAGATCTACATTGCCTTTCATTGAAAAGAAGATGTTCTAACTCAAATGAGTCTTCAATATCCACTACTTATAATCCCACATATATGATCTATCACCATATTCATCGGCAAACCATCTATCTCCATCATTATCAACTTCACTTACAGTATCTAGACCATCAGAGATAAAACCAAACGGAGCCATATCTTGATCGATTTGATTTTTTTGCTCTTCATAAATTCTTTTACGAACATCATTATCAGTCATTTCTTTGAAATAATCTTGTGCAACTAACCATGAGAATATGACTAAACACATCGCTAGATCATCATTACATCCTTCTTCAGCTTCAAATGATTGCCTCTTTTGAACAAACGTAGTTAGTTCAGAAATAATATCATAATCATTTGTTATGAGTTTATCATCTTCCAATAAAGTTTTTAAATTGGAACATCCCAATTTTTTTACTGCTGATGTCATTCTGACACCCAATTGAGATTTTTTGCCAGAAAATCCAGATCCAACTACTTGCCCTGCTCTACCTCTCATAGAACACATTAGCAAATTTTCATATTCAAGATCAAAATAAAGAATAGATGCGACTTGATCACCAATATCGTTGACTTCAACTAAAACATATGATTGATTATATCCGTCTGCAACTTGTTTGATGATACTTGGAAATACCATCGGTTTTATTTCATTATTTCTATATTTTGCAACTATCCTATATGGAAATTGTGTTATATCATATACAATGAAAGCTGAATAGTCACGTTCTACTCCTCTAGCAACGTCAACCGTCATCATATAATTATGATCCTTTATAGGATCTTGATAAATATCTAATCCTTTATTTCTTTTTACTGGATCATCATATACTAAATTCTTTAGTTTAGTTACATCAATAAGAGTATCAACAGATCCTAAGAACTCGCATTCAAATTCAACTTTAAACTGTTGCTCTGATGTGTTGGAAATAGTTTGAGCTTTCCACTTAGCGTTCCTTCCAGGAACTTCAGACCAGTGTACTGCAGTTGGTATATATTCATTTTTATTTCTTTCTGCATCATGCCACATTCGGTAGAAGTGATTCATACCATGTGGTGTTGAAACAATAATTACCTTGGTGTTTTTACCAGACGAGATAGTAGGATAAACAGAGGCAAAGAATTGGTCAGCAATATGATTTGGGATGAAAGCAAACTCATCAAGAAAAATAATATTATAGGAACCACCACGAACAGCAGATGCAGATGTAGATGCGGCTATAATTTTAGATCCATTCTCCAATTCTAATGATTGTTTATTCCAAGAAACAATACCCTGTTGCATCCACTTTGGTAAATTTTCATATGCAAGTTGCAATCTTCCAAGAAGATCCTTTGCAGTAGCTGCTTTGTTTGCTAAGATAGCAATATTAACATTGTCATTAAAGACTGCATAATGAAGTAGATAAGACACACATGTTGTAGACTTACCAGTCTGACGTGGCATCTTACAGATGTTGAATCTATTCTTATGAAAATTCTTTACAAGTTTTTCTTGGAACTTGTACATCTTAAATGGTACAAGACCCTCATCTAGAGAAACAATTTTGATATAATTTCTAGCAAAATATACAGGATCTTTTTTACACTTCAAGAATTCACGAATATCATCTTCAGAAAATTGAATCTTTGTATTCGCTTTTTTTAGATTGGGATTACCAAGATAAATGCTTTCACTCATAATAATTATTGTTTCAGCAATTCCAGGCTCTTAGTGATTTTGACAAACGATCATCGCCTGTGTTGTTAGAAGGTTTTTGTCTCTTACGCATTCCTTTCATCCTTGCACAGAATGATGCTCTTCTCTTATTACCAACTTTCTTAGAAGGTGCTTTCAGATCAGAACCAGGATTCTCTCTTTCATAAGACTTACGTCCTTTCTCATTGAGACCACCCTCACTGTTCTGACCAGACTTCTTAGTCCATGATGCACCTTCTGGCATGAATTGTCCAAAAGTTTTAACACCTTCTACAGTTACAAGCGGTTCACTTTCAATACGATCTCTTTCAAAGAAATTTACCAATACAGCTTCAGGAAAAATTTTTCTGAGTTGAATTAATACATCTTCTCTAGAAGGTCTCTTTGATGTTGGAAAGAAAAATTGAAGTGATTTATACTGACCTCTAAAGGTAAAGAACATTGTATAAGTTCTTCCCATTTTTTGGATTCTTTCATATTTTTCTTCAACATACTCTTCATTTGATGGAGTAACAGAAGCAATATTAAATGTATTTTTTGATCCAAGCGCAACAGGACTTGAATTCATATCCCAGTTTTTTGGTCCATATGAACATTCTTCTCTGGTTTCATTCTTCTCACATTGAGGGCAATAGCGAACATTTCCCATACCTTCTACGTGTAACTTAATATTATCACTAATATTTACATCTTCTTTTTTTGTTTTCTTAACACAGTTTGGATATCTCTTTCCAAACATAGTCTTCATACCTTTTTTCTCATATCCAGCCCAGCACTTTTCGTCAAGATTATCTACTGACTCCTCTTCAACTTTTATAAATTTGCCATCTTTATACTTATACCTAGGCATTGGAGCAGGTTTTCTACCAGAACCTTCTGGTTTGTACTCAGGCATTGGAGCAGGTTTTCTACCAGAACCTTCTGGTTTGTACTCAGGCATTGGAACTGCCTTCGCTTCTTCAACCTTATTTCCCCAATTGGCAGCACCAGCCTTACGACATTTCACCAGAGCACCAGAAGCATAAGCAGAGGGCCATACAGAATAACGAGACTTGACCTTATGATAACAAGCGTCTTTTGTTCCACTACCTTTACTTTTTTTATCTTTTGCTTCTGAAACTGATAGTAGTTTTTCTTCCTTCATTTTCTTTTTGTCAGTAGGAACGTAAGTTGGTTTTGCTGCACCAGATTTTTGTTGTTGGCCAGGATCTGCTGCTTTTTTTCTTCTTTGAGCAGAAAGTCTTTCTCCTTTACTCATACTTGATCTTTTTTCTGAAGAAACACACTTAGGAGTTCCTTCTCCAGGTTTATCACTTGCACAGGTTCCACCTGTTACAACATTAACCCATCCACCTTTGCCACCTTTTGATTTAGATTTACCAAACCAATCACGTAGCCCTTCTTCACTTACAGCACCACCATTTCCGTTGCTACCATTACCATTGGAACCATTACCATTAGAAACGTTGCCATTACCATTCCCATTTTTCTTTTTATTTTCACTGTCATCATTATCTTTTGAAAGATAACCACCGCGACCAACGTAAAGACCCATAGGAATCTTCTTACATTTTTTATCTGTAAAGCAATAGTAATAACCAGTTTTACATTTGGCAGTTTCCTCAGAAAGACCGCTTTGTAAATTGTTCATTACTTGCTCCCGATTCCTTTCGTCCATTATTTTTACAAATCTATTAGAAGATTTGACCATGTTATCAATATTTTTCATTGACAACCTTGAGACTGGATATACGTTGGAAAATCTCCATTTATTTAATCCAGATTCACCAGGTGTTTGAAAATCTTGATCGACAGCATAATTCCATAGTTTAGAGTCAAAACCAGCTTGAGATAGTGATGCACCCCCTGAGGAATAACCACCATCACCTACAGACATATTCGGTATTTCTTCTTTGAAAAACCTATTCATTTCTGACTCTTAAGAAATTTTGCTAACTCTGCCGTAGATCCTACAAATAATGAATTATTTGTAATAGATTTTGGACCAGAGTCCTCATCTTTATTTAGTTCCTTCATTTTTTTCTGCAGATCTATAAGTTTATCAGTTGTATCTGCAACACTTTTTATAATCTGTCCAGCAACTTCATATGCTCTAGGAGAATCTGACTCCTGAGCTAATTCCATAATTCCGTTTAAACTTTCTTGACCTTTTTCAATTAAAGAATAAAGATTCCCTCTTGTATATTCATAGTCTTTTTTAGACTGTTCAATTCTTTCATCAGAAACAACTGGAATAATTTCAGATTCCTTGGGAGTGATATCTATAATATCAGTTTCAGTATTCAAAGAATCACTAATTTTATCAAATGATTTAGGCATGGTATTAATTATGAATCAGTTCCTGAAGCGGGATTAAATGACTTACTGTCACTAAACATTTCTAGAGTTTCACTGAATCCAAAGTCATCTCCAGGATTGGCATCAATAGGATCAGGAACAGCGGTATATCTCATTTCACGTTTAGCTGAATCTGTATCAGTTTGAGTATGATAATCAACTTGAACCTTACGAATTAGTCCATCAGTGCTTTCTGCTATAGGACCAAATAGATATGTGTTGGCAGTAAACGTTAAATTATAAATTAAAGCTCTTCTGGTTTGAAAATTTCCTTCATATTCATCTTGCATATTAATATTGTTTAGTGTAATAGCAATATCCCTCTTCTCTCCTATTGAACTCACTAAATCAACACTAACTTTAAAAGATGGTTGGAAGTATGGTAAAATTTGCTCTACGATTTGCAGAGCGTCTTCATTTAACTTTGAATATATTGATAATTGAAATTCTACGTTATATGGAACAGGAAGAAATACTTTCTTTAGATTTTCACCATCTACTGCTTTGAAAGTTTTAGTTACGTTTGACTTTCTAGATGCATCATATGTAATTCCCAATAACTCAAATGACATTCTTGGTAATGTTATTGCCACAGGTTTATTGAGTTGTGCCTGTTGCTCTAATCTTGCGAGAAACTTTTGTTGAGGTGCATATGCTAAAGGAACTTTTATATCACTAATTGTTCCAGAGTCATCACTCGTATGTCTTACATGAATATCATTAAAAATAGTACCAAAGGCAACAATTGTCTTTCGTAGTATTTCGTGATAGTAATAAGTTCCTAACATTAGTATGTACCGAAGGGATTCGATTCTGTAAAGTCTAAGATATCATCAGCTAAGTCTTCAATCTCTTCATTTTGAGCGAATTCTATTTGAATTCCAGGATCTGAATTAAAGGCAGAAAGTGTATGTGTGGCGTTAGATGTTGCGCCAACAATATCCTCTCCAGCTGTGAACGTACCACTATTTATGTACACGTCTAGGGTCTTGGCATCTTTATCGTATTTCTTGACTCTTGCCTTGGCACCAGATAGACTTCCAGTAATAATTTCGTTGGCAGTAAAATCTCCAGTTCCAATTGATGGTGCTGTAGCGATTCCTACAGTCGGTGCTGTTGTGTAACCAAATCCAGCATTTCTAATTCTCATTTCAGTAATAGTTCCACCAGTTCCAATCGTGGAGAATACTTCAGCAGAGGAACCGATTGATGTATTTGCTGAACCAGCCATAGTTACTACAGGAGCAGTAACATAAAGTGATCCAGGGTTTGTAATGGTGAGTGTTTGAACAGAACCATTGCCAAGAATTGCTGTTCCAGCCGCTCCAATACCACCGCCACCACTAAATGTGACAGTTGGAACTACTGTATATCCTGCACCAGCATTTGTAATCAGAACTTCCAAGATAGAGTTGGATGTTGTTATTGCAACAGCTGTTGCATTTGTTCCACCTACAGGTGCAGTTGAAATTGCAACAATTGGTGCTGATGTGTAGTTATATCCATCATTATTAAGTTCAATTTTTCTAACTGCTCCAGTCAACGCAATACCAGCAGTTGCAGTTGCATTTACACCAGATCCTGTGAGAGTTAATGTTGTAATATATCCTTCATCAACCATTGCATCATCGATTGCTTCAATGCCAGTATCGATGATTTCATCTTCAAGCCTAAGAAGTTCACAACTTAGGTTATAGACATAATTTTTACCTAGTTGGTAAAATGGTTTTTCTTGCTCAACAAATTTAATTTCATATAGTCTTTCACCAAGAGGAAAGAAAATTACATCACCTTCTCTGGGTCTAGAATCTAATATAATTTCACTAGAATCTTGTTCTTTTAAATCTTTTAAAAACTCTACGATATAAGTGTCAAATCTTTCTTTTGAAATTGTTAATGATATTTCATTTCTAAGTTCAATGCCAAATTTTGACATAATACTAGTGTTATCACCATATCCTTCAAAATTATCAAGATATGCTTCGATGATAAAATTATCATCTAACTTGGACATCGTAACTTCTTTGGAAAGTTTTTCAGTGCCAAGAATTTTTCGTGGGATATAATAAACATCTATCCCATACATTTTCAACTGCTCATTGATCAAGTCTTGAAGCAAAAACTGCTCTTGACTTGATCCTTGTAGAAAATAAGAATTTCTTGCCATTATCCTATCATGTCCATGGGTGGTAATTCATAATAACTAGCCATCTTATCTTCTATTTCTCTTATTTCTGAATTTCCATCGTCGTAATATTGTCTACCATTAAGTTCAACACCTCCAGGTAGTTTGGTTCCACTAAATTTCATCATGTTCGCACCCCACTGTCTTTTAATTAAAGCAGTCGTGTATCTTTTTACCCAAGTATCATTAAATATTTCATTAAAATCTGATGGATTCAAAGCACGAATACATTCAATAACAAGATAATCCCCAGCTGTCTGAGCAGTCCAATCAATATCTAGATATAATCTGCCAGATCTCTTTGAAAATCTAATTTGCTTGTCGGTAGTTAATAAGAAATCAATATCTTCTAGATATCTTTTTGTCATTGAATAATTTAGTAGATCAACACTACTAAAAAAGTAAAGATCATTTAAAAATAGTTGATATTTAATACTAAACATGCCACCAGAAATAGAACTAGTGTCAAATTTGAAAATTTTATTGATTCCTATAACAAAATCTGGTACTTTGATATAGTTATTATTCTCTTCATATGAAAATTGTGTTGTTACTCCAACAGAATCTGCTACTGTTGTAGTTGAAATTCCACTGCTTGCAGAGCTACCTGGACCTCTTCCCCTATCAATATCATCTTGTGTAATTTGATATTTTAGATACGTTTTTTGAGATCCGTCATAATGACGCTCTTGAAAATATTGAATACTATCATCAACCAAATCATCTATCTGATCATCATCCACGTTGATTTCTAAAACTGGCGCACCAAGTTTTCGTAGAGAGTAATCTATTAATTCTTGTCTTGTAGATGGTGATGCCATTTTACTCCAAATTAATTATTCAGTAAAATTTTTACAGATTTGTTAGTATCATCAAAAGATGAAACTGATTTATCAGTCCTATTATTTAATAAAACTGTAGTTGCAGTAGAGTTATCCTCAGTGGTGACTGTAGTTATTCCAGCCATTATCGGGTAATTCCAGGATTAACAATTGCGGAACCTTGAACAACTCTAAGTGTTGTAGAAATACCACTAACAGTATCTATTCCACTATTAATTACAACATCATAAACATATCTACCACTTTTTATGGCAGATGTTTCTGTTGCACCTAAAGAAATACGAACATTTCCACCACTATCACTTGTCACTGTTGAAATGAAAGTATGTTTTGATGATGAAGTTGGAGTCTTTCTTAATTGAGCACTAACAGCATATCCAACCAAACTCTTGGGTGAGTTTGTTGACGCATCTTCAATGGTGAAATTTTTAGTAAAATCAGCACCTTGATTGATAATCAAGTTGTGTGAATATACTGCCATCTTACAAGTTCATCAGGGCTCTTGACTATTTATTATTATTCTCAATGAGAGTCTTCAATAGTCCCTTTATTTCAGAGAGTTCATCTTTAAGTTGATCAATCTCTTCATTTTTCTTTTCTTTTTTTCTTTTAGATCTCATGTAATTGCTATAAGCTTGATCATCTACATTGATCACTGCCCCAGTTTCTAAGTTTTTATAAAAATTGGGGTCTTGATCTACTTTAATATATTCAGACATTTTATGCTAATGCAATAGTTCTAAGATCATTCATTCTAGGAGCAAGACACTCATTCGTTCCACTAAACACAATCTTTATCTGATATGCCGTAAATGGTGGCAACTCATCAATACTAAATTGATACTCCCTCATTTCATCAAGTGTAACAGAAATAACTTGTTGATCTGGTCTACCACTATTTTTAGTTGGATCTATGACTTGATCACCAAAATTATCACCATCAGTGTCAGTTAAATTATCAAATCCAGGGAATAGAACGAATGATGGTTTTGTGTTTCCACTATCAACTGGGAATATTCTGAAGAGTGCTCTGATGTCTGCAGTTGGATCAACATAAGCTGCTGTTAACAACTTAAGTGAAGTTGCAGGATTTTTCAGATCAATTCTATCAGAAACATATACTGCAGCGTGTGGATCCTCTTCTATGGAATTTACTCTAGAATCAGTTATATAATCATTAATTGGTTTATCAATTCTGGATCTATCATAGTCAATGGAACAGTTGTCGAGATAAATGAATGGTGAATAATTACTATCTCTACTTGACAGATCAACTTCAACTGTAAATGATTTGTTTCTTGGTAGACCTGTTACATTTGCATCTTCATTTACTTTTGAACAAACCATTTGAGGTTTACCAAATATTAAAGTTGCATTTGGTTCAGTTTCCAAGAATCCTTGATCAACGAAAGATGGTTCAACACCACCAGCACTAGTTCCAGAAATTGTTCTCACGCGAGTTTGAATTTTGGTTTTCTTGGGAGTAACAATATCAAGTCTGCAGTTTAGTCTGTCAAACTGAATATTACCAGAAGCAAATACTTTATCGCCACCAGCAACAAATTCACTTTCAAAATTCAACATATTTGGACCATCTCTTCTATTTCCCCTATCAATTTCTACATAATAGGTATCAATAGTTTTATTTGCTTGGAAAACTACTCCAGCAGGAATGTCATGAACTTTGTTGATTTGGGTCAGTGAGATGCCATTAAATTCATATGGATAAGCTTCATCTCCTAATGCATGTCTAACTGCTGTAGTTCCTTCTGCACCTCTTGTGGCTATTCCAAGAGTACCATTACCAATGCTATTGTAATACATGACTTCATTATCAACCAATATATATCCAGCAGAAGTAGATACACCTTGGAATGTTCCATAAATTGAAGTATTAGCAACTCCAATAGTTGTTACAGTAGCATTAATATTTTCTGTTAATTCTGAAGGATTTGTTGTTGGATCTACGTTGTAGATATCAACTTTATTACGAATATCTTTGAGTGCATTATTTGGATGTAGAACTTCGATTACATTACCTGAATATAATTCATCAGAAAGAATTGAAGTTCTAACAGATGTTGTAACACCCGTATTCAAAGTTTGTGCATTTCCACTATTATCATAGTAAACTAGGGGATCATCAACAGTAAAATGCTCACCTTGAACATTTGTAAGATACAGAGTATCAACACCATTAATGGCAGAAATTGATATCTGAGCACCAGTTCCTCTAGTCACATCTGCTGTGGTAATACCAAGAGATTCACCAGCAATATAACCAGTTCCAGTACTTGCAAGTGATGCTGAAGCTAAAACACCATTAGTAATTGTTACTGAACCAGTTGCTCCAGATCCCTCACCAGATAATGAGAAGAAGTTTACATTACTGTAAGTACCATTAGAATATCCAATACCAGGTAAATTAGCTTTAATTGTTTGGATAGTTCCACCAACATTACCAATCACACCAGTAACAAGTGATCCAGTTCCGACTTTTCTACCAATTTGTAGAATATCCTTCATTCCCTGTGTCAATACAGTTGTAATACCAACATCAATATTTCTTGGTAGAGATTTGATTGGATTTTCTGGCATATCAGGAAGTTGATCACCGTCTCTATCAATATCTGGATTATGGAATGTTACAGTTCCATTATCAACTAAGAAACGACACTTATTAACTTGGAACTTCATATCTTCAAATTGACATGCTGTCCAAATAGAACCGTTCTGTGACTTATACAGTGAACCAGCACCATACTGTCTAGTATATTGCAGAGATTCAGGACCAGATAGTTCTGCAGTGTTTATAGTTTTTTCTCCAAGTTTTGCAATCCAGGCATTATACTTGGTTGAAGTTGGTGATAGAAGTACAATACAATATTCTGTTTCTGGGCTAACGGGAACTGGTGCTGCAAAAGTAACTCTAGTAGCAACACTAGCATCATCAGAAACATTCACTTGTGATGGTTGAAGAACAACTTGTGCTTCTTGAGAAACAACCTGCAGTGTTGGTAAACCTAACTGAATTGTTCTCAATTCAACAGTCAATGGTGCTTTATTATCTTTTGTTGCCATATAAATGTCAACAGAGGAAATGAATGCACCTTTTTTATCTGTTGTAAATGATTGTGCTAGAGGGTCTCTCCTAGGAACTTCTCTTTCAATAACCCTCTCTCTCAAAACGCGGGTTTCCCTAATAATTCTAGGTTCAATAATTCTTGTTCTTTCAACAACCTCCCTCCTTATAATGATCTGTGGGGGTGGAAGCCTTTGCATCCTAAAGACATTGGTTTTGGTTATAGTCGTAACCGCATTTTTTGTGGTCGTTACCAGTTTTTTAATGGTTGTTGTTAATGTAGTTCTGATAATTGTTCCTTGAGACGTGAATGGAGCTTCTGCCTCACTATGCTTAATTGCTCCAGGTAATGCAACTGTATCCTTATTATCGTTAGTTAATTTGAATACTTTGGTTCCTGTCTTAAATCTGCTATTTTTATTTTTTTCACCAGCAAATGCAATGTTTCCATACAAACTTCCAATGCCATCAGTGATCAACCTCTTACGTCGGATTGTTGCAACTGCACCACTCTTTCTACCGATAATTACAAAATTTGAGTAGAAGTTTCCAAAGAACTTACCTTGTGCCTTACGAGACATTCCAAGAATATCTAGATTCAAAAATGTAGAAGAACTATTGTAAGTAGTTAACTTACTAATATCTTGGTCTCTATCATATGGATTGAAAGAATATACATCATCTGGACTTGTAATCTTTCCAGACTTATGATTTGGTCGAGCAAGTCTAGCAACAGCTGTTCTACGAGCTTTCTTAAACTTTTTAGATTTGGGATCGTCAACAGAGATATTGAAGAATTGATCATCTTTAATATATTTTTGTGCCTTTCTATTCCAAATTTCAACAATTTCTCCAACTTGGAAAGATCCCTGAACATCATTAATTTCAACCAACTTAGGAAGAAGTCTTATCTTTTTAGATCCATCATAGAAACCATAATATCTTGTAAATGGTTTCAATCCATCAGCAAAGAAAGAGACGTTTCTCTCTCTCATATACTTAGCTTCACTAGTCTTTGAATCAATTTTTGTAGATGAGTCAGTAATTGAAGTTGATACTGATGTATCTACTTTCGTATTCTTCTTGGTCGAAGTCTTCATTGAAGATGGACCATTCTTTGGTTTTCCAACCTTAAATTTTTCAACAACGTTTGAACTCTTGGTGTTTATAGTCTTAAACTTTTTCTGTACATTCTTTTTATTCTCAACCTTAGTTTCTGTCCAAGTATCTTGTGCTGGGTTTAGAAGAATAGTACCGACATAATCAATAATACTGAATGGGTTTACATTTTCAACTCTGGTTGCATATGCTTGTTTCAGATATTCAATCTCTTCATATCTTAGACTTACAGTATTTCCTGTTTTTTGGCAATTTTCATCTAATAATGGATCGTTTGATGAAAGATCTAGAGTATTAACATCATCCTGTGTTAGATACTGTAACTGTGGAGTTAAAGTTATTTGAGAAGATTCGCATGAAAGTTGTTCGATGCCTGGATCGACAATCATATTTGTCAATTCTTCATCAAATAAGTCATTATTTGTGAAATCATCGGCAAAGAATCCAGTTTTGAATCTGTTCAATCCATCAGCGTCTGTAATTTCTAAAGATCTAGTATCATTTTCAAGTATTGAAAGAGACACTGTATCTTCAAGATTTTCAATTCTATCCTTAAGAGCACCGATATCTCTCATCGTAAAACGTTTGTTATCAACAAGAGTCAGTTTAGTACTGTTAATATCATAAAAATATGGTGGAGACTCCAATGTTGCTAAAGTCATAGAGTCTTCAACAACTGATGGTATTTGTGGATCTTCGGATGGGGTGCCTTCAATAACTTCAACTATACCCTCTGGAGTTAGAAGGATTCTGTCCATTCTACCCAGATAATAGTCATAACTAATGAAAGAACTTTCAGAGTCTTTTGGAATCAATGGTGAAGAAGAACCAGTGACTGAGAAATCTCTAGAATCATAATCAAATGGTGATTTTGCAGCCTCATTTCCAAAAGGAGTAACTCTTGGTCTAAAGTCTAATGTATCTGAAGCTCTTGCAAAACTAAATTGATTGAAATTATTTGGATCAAAAATAGATGGTATATTACTCTTAAATCTATCTGCACCATAAGATAATACTGTGAAAGCATCACCATCATCACTATCTGGGATATTATAATGATTAAAGATAACTAACAACTGTTTTGTTGGAACTTTATTTTCAACTCTAACTAGTCTTGAATAATCAGAGAAATCTGGTCTTTGACCATCGTCGAGAATATATTGTTCAGTTAGATCTACATAACTACCATTAATAACTGCCTGAATAGTTCCTTCAATTTTGGATTCTTGGAATGTAAGAGTTTCACCAACAGAGAATCTATCATCATTTAGATATACAACTTCAACTTTAGTTGATGATGATCTTGTAACAATTTGTGCTATGGCATTATTATTTGGCCCAAGAATATATTCTCCAAGAATTGAGTTAGTATCCAATCCAAGTCCAGTTTCAAATGTCAATGAATCTAATGTTGGAGCTGTTGATGTTTTTGATTCATATACAGCAAGAACTTCGGCAACATCGGGATAATTTAGAGAAATTTCTTCGTCTTCAACTCTGAGTCCATAGAAAGAGTTATGGTTCATTCCATTCACTGTTCCTGTAGTGATTCCAGAACTCCTTAATTTAGACTTGTCTACAGTTAGTTTTGTACTTCTTGTCCACTGTTTTAGTTTTGATTGTAGTCCCCTCTTTTTAGCCGTTACAAGAACAGTAACATTACTGTCACTTTTGTTTAGACCTGTAAAAGAGACAATAGTTCCATCATTATTAATTGTAACCTGTTCAGATCTCAGTCTTTCGGTAGATCCATCTGAATATGTTATTACATATCTTTCACCATCAAAGGCATCAAAAAATGAACTTGTTACACCAACATTAGTAATGTTGATGGACATTTCACCTTGAGCATTTGTTGATTGTTCAAGTACTTGATCGTAAATTGTAAGATTTGATTTAGAAATATCAACGGATGCAATATTTACCTGATCTAATGGTAAAAATAGTGATCCACCATTATCTCCTTGATCAAACCTTGTCTGACCAATTCTAAATGAAGTTTTAATTGTACCAGATGGTAGAGTTCCAGTAACAACACCAGCGACCGTTGGTACGGCCACAATTGTCATTGAATTTCCATCAGCAGCAACTGCACTTACACGGTTGAATACAACTTCATCATATTCTGGATTTTGATATCTAATAATTGAATTAGTTGCAATTCCAGTAAACTTATTACCTGGAGAGGTTACACTTCCACCACTTGTAATTTGAATAGTATCTCTTCTAGTAAATCTAGGAGCAACTCTTCCTCTTTGAAGTGTATCTGCAACAAAATCAGTAGGTAAACCAAGAGCGGTTGCATCTTGATATACAGATTTTACTGAATTGATATCATAAATTATAATATCTTTGATAGTTCTTGGAAACTCATTTGTACCATCAATACTAATGGTTTCTCCTTCAGCAAAAGTTCCAGAAGTTTGATGAAGTTTTACTTTGTCACCACTTGACCAAGCTTCAGCAGCATATCCACTAGCACCACTACTATTTCCTTTGAAATAAGTACCTTTAGAGTATTGATATACCTCATTCAGAGTCAATTCAGTGTAAGTCTGAATATCATATAATCTTAGTTCCCAATTAGTATTATTATTGGTATATGAATTTCTGGGAGCAAATGAATATAATCTAGCTTCACCAACTTTTTCACCAGTACCAGCAGTAGTACTATTTCGTCTTTGATCATAAAGATCAATTACGTGAGTGGAATCCTTATCAAGACCGATTACTGGTGTACCATGTACATTTTCTACTAATAGAACTGAACCAAGATCAAATGCAACTAGAGAATTATCAACTCTCTTAGTTGATCGTGGTTTGGGAATATCAATTACTCTTGATCCTACTATATCAATATCATATCCATTTACATATGCCTTACCAGGACCTACTGTAAGGCACATCAAATCGTCTGTAGGTACATTTCCACTCCTAGTGGTTTGATCACGCTCATAGACGCCATCATTACCCTGTTCATCGTTTAGACACTCATCCATAGTGAGGTCCATAGGGACTACAGTATAATCACCAGATTCCTCATACGTTCTCTGTGCGAAATAGTCTCTAATTTTATTATATTGAGTTTTTTGTTCTGCCCTATCAGTTTCACCGTCATTAAGTCTTAGAAGTTCTACAAATGATTTGTCATCTGTGCTAGTTATTAATTTTTTGGTAAGTTTTAATTGGAACTTGAATCTATCTGCTCCAGGAGCTGAGAAATTATTAAATCCAGCGGCATTATCAAATAATTGTGTATCCTCATTTGAGTTTACAGTTGTCTCAATAATTTCTAGACCAACTCTATATGTTGGACTATTGGTATATTGATCTAGTATAATAGTTTGTGCTAATACGTTTACAAAGAATCCACGAATAAAATAAACACCATCAGCGATAGAAACAGCTGATCCAATAGAAGTTGGATCTTGTGCAGTAACCTGAGCAAATGGAGAACCCTCGAAAATAGTTGTATTTCCGTAAGTTACATCTTCTTCTGCAAGAAGGAGTTCACTTTCAGCAAATGTTGAAAAAGCACCATCTTCACTAGAGTTTAAATACTTAACATATAATGTCAGTTGATTATCATCTGAGTCTTCTTCAAATAATACATTTACAACAGAGGCAGTTACTCTAGAAGTTTGTCCTAAAATTTCCGTGCCAATAAAGTTTTTGGCATATGTTGCAACTGAAATACCAAGATATTGTGGATTAATCTTTAAGGCATAATATTCACTATCATATGTAATTCCACCAGGAATTACAACAGAACCATCCTTGAAAAAATGATCTCCAAATTGTTCAATTTGATTTTGGAGAATAGATTGTACATTATTTAACTCTCGGGCTTGAACTGGAAACCCTGGCTTAAACAGAACCTTATAAAAATTATCGTTTTCGTTAAAATCGTCAAAATATGGGGTTGTGTTTAGATTAGTTTTTTGTGCCATTGTTTCAGAATTCCAGAACTACCTTAATGTCTTCTTTTTGGCGAGAATTTCTCGCAATTGATGGTCTATTGTCTAGATATATTATTTCACCTGACCTCTTATTTATCTGTGAGTTTGCAATTCCATCTGTGAAGTTAACTCCCAAGTTGACAACATTGTTTCCAAGAATTGTTGTAATTCCAGTAAATGTAGTGTCAACTGATGCTGAGAATCCACCATCAGTTGTAATAGATTCTGCAGATGATTCAAAATTAACATATTTTGATTCAGAAGTAACGCCAATGTAATCGCGTTGTGTTCCAGTGGTCTTATTGAAGTAAAGTGATCTATCTTGAATATATTTAATTACATTTGTTTCTTCGTCAAAAGATGCAACGTATGCAACAGCTGTTGTAGTACCTACAATTTGTTTAATTGTATTACCAACAACTAAAGTGCCACCTGGATTCACAACTTTAATTTGACCTGTTGCGCTAAAGTCGTTGGAAATAAAATTAGATGTAGATCCAATAGATGTTGGATTTTTTACAATACCTACTTGTGCAAATTGAGTATCTGTTGGAAAGTTTTTAGTTGAATCATCAAAACGTGAGTAAACTAAAACCTTTTCTGCACCAAGTTCTTTGTATATGTCATATCCATGACCTTTAGATGGTGGAATAATTGGAACCAATTCGGCAAACTCAGTTAAACTACCACTTTGAATGGGCCCAAGATCAATAACACCGTAACTATATCCCTTACCACCAGCAGATATTTGAGCATTAGTTATTCTTCCACTAGTATCAGTAGAAACAACAACTTTTCCTCCAGTTCCATCACCAAGAATATCTAGTTCAACATCAAGACCTAGACCATATCCAAATCCAGCATTTTTAATAGAAACTGTTTTTAACTGATTATTATTTATTTCAGAATCACCATTATCACGAATAACTGAAATTTGTGGGTCAACGCTAGTTGACCAACTTGGTGGCAAGGTAATATATTCAGTTGAGTCAAATTTAATAATATCTGATGGGGAAACTGTAAACAGATATTTCCAAAGATATCCATCTCCACTATTACCAGCCTTAGTTGGTTCTAAATCTGTGAAGTTTGGTTCATCCTGAGAAGAGTTTCCAGAAACGTTAGTAGGCGTTGCTCCATTTTCAATGCAAATATAAACTCTGAAATCAGAATTCATCACATAATATCTTGAATCATAAAGTCTGGTTGATCCAGTAATTGGTGTTAAATTATTTACACTATAGTCATGACGATATTGTTCATAAACATTACCTTGTTCCCAATCAACTCTTTTAACAACTCTACGAACATTGGCAGCAGTAATTTTTCTACCAAACAGCATCGTATCATAAGCATGATTGCTGTAATTAAAATTATCAATTGGACTAGGAGGACCAGCAGTGTTGGTATTCCAATCAGATGTTCTACCATACCCAACAAGTAAAGTTGGATTTGGTAGAGATGTAAAGATATAATATGAATTATTAGAATTCTCAACGGAATCAATAAAATTATTGACATTTAAGATTCTAAACTGATCCGTTACAATAGCCGCCATTACTACCTGTTAAAAGGAATTTTTTTTATTTATACGTTGAGTTATAGGAAGATAATTTTACTTAGACTACCAGTGTTTCTAAGTCCCAATCCACGTCTTGATATTGAAGGGAAAGTGGTTAGTCCAACATCAACAGTATTTCCGCTTACGGAAATTGAAATTGGAGTAGTTCCTCTAGTAAATCCAGAGAGTTTACCCCAAGAGAATTCACCAATGTTTGTACCAGTTGTCGTTGCAATTCCTATAGTGTTTGTGTCAGATTTAATGTTACAAGTAATAATACCTGTATTACCTTGAATGTTGAATGCGTTTACTGTATAGATGTTATCTAAGACAGTTGTTCCGATTCCAACTATAGCCGAATCATCTGCATTAACTGATGTAACTCCAGATCCAGTAACCGTATTCTTAACAAAGATTGGATAACCTTCTAATAAAGTTGGTAGTAAAGATACTGAACCAGAACCACTCAAATCAACTTGGAATTTAATTGCAAGAGGATGACTACCAGTTCCAGTTGTTGTACCGATTCCAGTAATAATACCCGCATAACCAAGAATGACATCTGCACCAACAACAGATTCAGTTTCAGAAGCAGGGAATTCTACAATTGCTTTTGGTGGATTAGTGGGATCATAACCGAATCCCTCATTAGTGAGTGTTACTGAAGTTAATATGCCACCTGATGCACTGCCAGTTGCAATTGCAGTAGTTCCAATTCCAATAATTCCATATTTTGGATTGTCAACTTTTGAAGGATTTGCAATAGAAACTTCGACAGGTCCATCAGCATATCCAGAACCAGCACTTGCAATAGTTAATGATGTAATTGTTCCACCAACTGATACTGATGCTGTAACTGCGGCCGCAACGGGATCGTTATATTTAACAATAAGACCATCTGCAACAACTAGACCAGTGTTTCCTTCATCTTGCTCATATCTGAAGAGATCTGAACTCTCAAGGAATATTTCAGATCCACTTAAACTAAGGTCTCCAATGATTTTACTCGTTGGCATGACTTGTGCCTCAAGTGTTTCTCTGATTTTTGGTTGAATTTGTTCAGAGATGATAATATCTTTCTTCTGTCTGGTAAAGGAGATTGGTCTGAAGACGTTTGGCTCAATACCTTGATCTCTATAGACATTTGTTTCAATATCTGTAGAGTCCTTAATAGAGAAGATTGTTCTTTCATTCTGAGTGATAGTGTCAGTTCCATCAAACTTCTTAAGTCCAACTTGATCTCCAGGTTTTACAGTTTCAAATACTGTAACGATGAAACTATCAGTTCCTCTAGTTCCTCTATAGAAATAGATTGAAATTACATCAAATGGCAATGGTGGTGAGGTAAAGTTGAAGTTGAAACTTGTACCACCTTCAAAGAAGTAATCTTTTTTGGGCACCTGAACAACACCATTGACGAAGATCAGGAGAACAGAATCCAAGTCAATCTCAGCTGATCTTTGATTTGTAGGATCTGTTTGGAAACTTAGGGGGATTCCATTCAAGTTAAGTGGGAATCTAGTTCTAACTCCATCTTGAAGACTTTGGATTGAGTCAATATAATCAATTTGTCCAAAGTTCCATGAAGAGAACGTGTCACTAATAATTTCAATAGCTTCCAAATTGAATTGTGAATATTCAGTTATTATTCCTGCTGCAGTAACAAGTCCAACTGGAGTAAAGATATCACCTCGTTTGAAGGAGAATCCAGGACTGGATAATTGATAATTAACAATTCCAAAGAGATCTGTTCCAACCCCAACAGTAGCACCAGATCCAACTACACAATCAACGTTTAAACCTAATCCAGTTTCTGTTGTATTACCAATGCCAGGTCTACTAACACCTTGAATTGGAAGATCAGAGTATGATGGTGTTTCAATTTGAATTGTTGGATTAGTATATCCAGATCCCCCACCTGTAATTGCAAATTCTAAAATACCACCTGTTGAATTTGATGAAGTTCCAACGTTAACAGTAATCTTGGTTGCCGTTGGTGTGGTAAGAACTGTAAGAGCTACTCCAGATGCTGGATCTGTAGAACGTGGATATGGGTGTACGGTTTGATGGCTGTCTTGAGCACATGTGAATACTATTGAACCATCTGCAATTTCAATTGAATTTGAACTTGCGGTTAATCCATGTGATCCAGTAAATGTTATTGTAAGGATTCCAGTTACAGGATCATAATCTGAATCACTTACTGTTAGTGTTCCACCAATACTTCTAGTAACGCCATCAGCAGAAGCAGAGACGAATCTATGCTCGTTATTTGGAATTATTGCTGTGACTGTCGCAGCAGCGCCAGAATGACCTTCCTCTTCAACTACAACATCTACGGTATTGAAGTAACCAGAACCGAATGTCAAGTAATTGTATTTTGCAGCCTCAGGATCTACACCACCTTTTCTTCTATTTGGAACAAATGTGTGTGCAAATCCAACTTTAAATACATCAACTATAAATTTGGTAGGTGATACTACAGTATCGATTTCGTATGGTCCAACTGATTTAACACCAAACACAATTCCATGATCATCATAGTTGTGATCAATTGTTGAAACTCCTACATTAGTGATAATTTTATTAGCAGCAGGAAGACCAAAGATTTTAAATTCAAATCCTTGAGTTCCATCTGGGAAAATAGTTGTGGTAACACCACTGTGAGCCGAGCCACACGTTAGTGCAATTCCAGATAGATTAATTACATCTCCAATGGCAAGACCACTGTAATTTTTCTTAGTAGTAATGGTTGAGAAACCTGTAGTCTTATCATATTCAAAGTTCTCAATTGCATAAGGTGTTCCTCTATTATCGGGGAACCTAGTTGTGGTAAATCCAGTATCAACTGTGCCACCACCAACATAAGTATTTGCATATCCAAGAGGATTAACATTTGTCACAAATGTTGTTGGTCCAACAACAGACTGAACAAGATAACTATCGGCGTATGTTACACGATTGAGGAATCCAGTATGATCAGTATAATTGTGAGCAATAGTTGATGGACCAACATTAACTGTCATTTGTGTGGATGAAACGGCCGTGACTTCAAATTCGTCAAAGAAATTAAGATCTCCAGCCTTAGCAATGCCTGGGAAGATAGTTGTTGTGATACCAGATCCACCAGGACAAGTGAACGCTAATCCAGATAGTCTTACGAAAGAACCAACACCAACATTATGAGTCCCTTTCGTGGTAATGGTAGCGACACCTATGGATTCAGTATAATTAAATCCTGTTATACCCCACTGAATTCCTAAATCACTTGAGAATTTATTAGTGGTAACACCAATTTCTACGCCAGCTGAACCTACGTTGATTCCAATATGTGGAATGGTGGATAGTCCTACTTGAGTCTCAAACTCTGTATTGCTGAGTCTAGTTACAATATTAAAGACTCTACCATTTGTTCCATCTGGGAAGAATGTTGTAGTGACACCAGCATGAGGAGCGGCACAAGCAAACTCAAAGTTCTCAAGTTTTACTTGCATATCAGTGTTTAATTGATGAACTGTTGAAGTGGTAACTGTCAAGATACCAACAACATTGTTATACACAAATGTGCTAACTCCACATCTCTTATTGTACACGCCAGTAGGACAGATAAACTCTAGATCATCAAACTGAACTCTCATGTCCTTATTGAGGCCATGATTAGTAGATGTAGTAACGGTCATGATTCCAGACACGTTATCATAATCAACAGTAGAAACACCAACTAAAGTATCAAATCCCTTAGGACAATCGAATTGAATATTTCGCATATCAACGAAATCATTACTAGTAAATCCATGAGGAGATGCAGTAGTTACTGTTCCAATACCACTTGTTCCATCATAGATAAAATCAGTGATGGTTGTATAAGTTCCTACAGTATCAATACCAATAATATTAGTAATACTACCACCAGCACCAACCTCAGCAATGACTTTAGCTCCAACTAGAGGTGCTACTCCAATTCCACCAGAAGATCCAATAGCAATAATTGCACCACCAACTGGTAATTGATTTTTAATAGCATCAAGTTCGCTAATGTACTGTTCACCAGTTATCAGTTTAGTTCCACTGAATAATACTTCTACATCATCTTCGTTAGTTACGATTGAATATACATTTAGAGGGTTGTTATCAGTTGACTGACCCTGGTGAACACCATTAATAAAGAGTAGTCCACTTCCACTAGAAGTATCTAGACCAACAGGATAATTTCCACCATTAACACTTAGTGCAAATGTTCTACCAATACCAGTGAATTCAGTTGAAATATCATCATAAAGTTCATTCGTAGTGTAATCATTTCTTAGATAAACACGCCCATTAAATTCAGATCTAGTAAATGATAACCCTCTGTCATCGGTAATAAACTCACCCCCAGAACCTTTAGGTGTATCAACAAAGTAAATATCACTTTCTACAATATTAAATGCCCCTCTGTGGACAATTGTTGTTTGATTGCTTTCGTGAGCAACTTCTGTTGTTCCAACAAATCCTCTAGCAACATTTACAAGTTGGAAAGTACCAATACCAGTAATTGGGCCAAGTCCTGTTGTACCAAGTCCAACATTCAAAATGTTCATCATCTCATCACCAACTTTTAAAATGTAATCGGGAACAAGAGTTGAGATACCAGATAGTGCGATAAATGTTCTACCAACAGCAATTGGTTCAATAGTCTCATGTGTCACTAGTGTTCTAGAAATAGGATCTTGAACAACACCGTCAAGAACAATCAATGATTTTTCAAGTTTTTTGGTAGTATCAATTAGGTGATTATTACCTGCACCGATACCTGTTGGTGTAATTCCAAGACCTTTCAGAGCAAAGTCTTTCTTACTAGCAAGTTTAATGTTATTATTATCAATTCTAATTACGAATAGATCCTCTGGTAAAATATTTGTGGTGAATCCAGAGAAGTAAGACTGTCTGCTCGTAGTTGCTGTAGCCACAGCGGACATTGTAATACCAATACCAAGTCTCTCAGAATAGTATGTACTGCCAACACCAACTGGAACATTATTTGCAACAGTAAGTTGTTGTACACCAATAGCAGTAACAGTTCCAAATCCAGTTTCTGTAACAAGTTCACGAATCGTGTCACCAATAGCAATGACTGTGGTATTTGCAATTCCTGTAATAACTTTAGTTCCATCAGAATCTCCAAGGAAGAATCTGAATGTGTTGCCAATACTTACAATCGTAGCAGCTGCTGCAACACCAGGTCCAAAGAACTCATCACCAACAGAGATGCCTAAATTGGTGCTTGCTGAAGAAACAATATTTGATCCACTTCTAATATCACCAATTACGCCACCACCACCAGCAGTTGTAGATCCAATAGTAATTGATTCTGAATTGATTCCAATAATAGTTGATCCAGGTTTATACTTGATATCCTGGCCATTGTTCATAAAATGATTTTCTAAGAAAATGTTTCCTGTTGTCTGATTGAATACTGAAGTATTTGAAGGATTAAATCTTCTTGCAAAAATTGGATAACCTTCATACTCTAAAGTAAAATTAGTTCTGTCTTCTGGAGTGTATTTTGCCTGTACAACAACTTCAATAGCAGTTCCAAATCCAAATTCAGGAATTTGATTGAGGTTTGTATCTAGATCATTATAAACAATCTCACTAAATTCTTCAATTCTAATTTCATCACCAACATATTCTGTATCAGGTAAGAAAATTAACTCACAGAAAGTTCCATTATATTGAGCACTAAATGTTCCAAGACCAATTGCTGTGTTTATACCCAATTGTGGATATTCAAGAACAAAAGCATCCTTTTGAGAAAACTCCTGAGCAAATAAAACTTGGCTTAATGACTCGGTATTTCCACTAGAAACTCTAAT